TTTTTTAGATTCTAGTTCCTTGAGTTGTTTTTCTTTTAAAACACTTTGAGCTTTAGATTCAAGAACATTGATTTCATCGTCTGTATAACGTAATTTTTTGAGTTTAAGTCTAGCTATTGGAGTTAGTTTTTTTGCTGCATTAACAACATTTAAGGCATAACCAAATGTATCAAGGCCAAATCCTCCGGGGATAGCTACGTCACCGAATGCTTGCAATTCTGGATCTGTTTCTGGAATTGATTTCTTAGTCTCTTCAATCGAATCAAGAACATTGGCCTCAATGGTAGCTTTTCGTTTTGACTCAGCTTCCTCCTTGGTCAACTTAGGATCCACTATCATCATCTCTTCCACAGATGGAGTTGATAAACTCGCAAAATAAGAAAGAGTTGGAAGATACATTCCCATCAATTTCCTTTCAGGAGAATAGATCGGTTTATAAATGTCCATTGCCCTAGCAAATGCACGGGGTTCTTCATATGCCATCTTTGCTTTTACTGAATCAAGAAGTTCCCTTGTTTTCCACCTTTCATATGCTTGTTCTTTAGTAAGAAGTCCAAATCGCTCACTTATTGAGTCCCAAGTTTGAAATCCACCAGTAGCTAATTTTGTTCCCAAGAATGCAAGACTTGGTGGCAAGTCAGCAAGTGGTGCTAGTGTTTCAAATGGAACCTGCTTTGCTTCCATTCTTTTTTGCTCATACTTTTGATCAAGTGCTTGTATCTGTTCTTCAGTAAGACCCTCTTTTATCTTCTCAAGATATTTAGCGTCTGTGTATGCATTAGGATTAGGTTGCTCACCTCCTTTTAGTGGGGTGTTAGCAATTTCCCATGCGCGTTTTCTCCATGCTTGAACTTCTTGCTGTTTTTCTGGAGATAGCAATTGTTCAGCTTCTAACCCTTTTGCGTAATCAGATGTTTGACCAAGCAAAAATGGAACACCTTGTTTTACTGCTTTTGCTCCACCAACTAAAACGTCACCAACAATTTCACTTGCCATTACTGGAACATCTCGACCAAGAAAAGTAACTGATGCTTTTGTTAAATTATAAAAATCTTCTTTAGTTTCTGGAATCTTATATGGAGTTGCTTCTCTTTGATAATCAAATATTTTTTGATTTATAATATCATCAAAAATAACATCTGGACGTTGTTTTTTAATTTCACTTAAATCTTTTCCACTTAAAGTATTTAAGAAATTAACCTCATCCTTGCCCCATTTTTCATCAGGAATATCTTTCACCATTGCCAAAAATTGATTGCTAGGAAGCGAGTAATCAACTTCAGGTTCTTTAGGTGGCGTTGGTTCAGGAAGTCGTGATGGACTTGGTTTTGGCAACTCTGCCACTGGTTGACTTATAGGAGATGGTGTAGGGGAAGGTTGGGGAGTAGCAACTGGTGCTGGAGTAACGGCAACAACGGGTTGAGGTGTTACAGACGGAACTGGAGCGGGTGGAACGGATTCAATAGGGGTTGGAGTAACAGATGGAACTGGTGCAGGTGTGACGGATGGAACTGGTGCAGGAGTTTCTGGTAGTGCTTCTGGCTTTTCTCCTAAAGCAGCATCAATTTCATCTAGTATCGCTTGAGTTGGATTCTTTGGTTCTTGCGCTTTGTCTGTTTGCGCTAGAGCATCATCAATTGTTTTTAACAATTCATTGTAATCACTCATTAGTATTTATTTCCCTGCGTTGTTAGCTTCTACTATTTTTTTCCGTAATTGCATTAAATCTTGTTTTGCCTTAGCTTTTTCTGGACTACCCTCTGGAAGACCTGCTAATTGCCTAGCTAAAGCAATTGCTTTATTACTATCATTTTCTTTATCTGAAGGTTTTTCCTGATCAAAATATCCTTCTTTAAATCCTTTAACATCAAATCCAGCTTTTTCATATGCACCAACAGTGCTTTTTGTGCTTCTTCCCAATTTTTGTCTTAATTCATTAAGGATTTGTGCAGCAACTTTGGGGTCTTTTTCAATGCTTGGAATTGTTTTAGTATATCTTTCAACATCTTTTTCAGTCAATACACCAACTTCACCAAACACACCCCTAGCTAGACCGGGGATCATTTGAATAATTTGAGATGTCAACGCTTGAATATCTGCATCATATGGGTTCTTTTTAGCAAAATATCCAGCAACTGGGCCTCTCCACTCTGATGGTATATTATTCAATCTTTTTTCGATAGAATTCAAATCTTCTGTTGCACCATTAAGTGCAATTATTTTATTAATTTGAGATTCAAGAAGAGTTTTTCCTTCAGATGTTGTGGATTTTTTCAACTCAGCCAATTCTTTTCCACTCAATCGTTTTGGAATATTTACCCTATATCCAACGTCTCCATTTTTATTTTTAAACTGCGTAATTTCTGGATAAGCATATTCACTGCCCATGATTTCAGCAACCTTTTCAGCGGCAGATGATGCTACGCTTGGATCTGCCCAAGCCTGAACATATCTGCTTATGTCTTTTCTTGTTGGTTTTTCTGTAGCTTGAGATGCCTGTCCTACTGGAATAGCTTTCTCAACACGAACAGGGGCCACATCTCGCATTGGCTTATCAAATTGGTATCCTACTCCAGATGGAACTGGTTCCATTTTTTCATCTCCAGAAAATTCAGTCATTTTACCAGAGAATTCAGCCCTCATCTTTTTTGCTTCTTCTGGAGTATAAAGACCACGGAATTTTGACATTAATCCAAATCTAGGTTCCTCTGGTGCTGGGGCTGGGGCTTGAGTGTCAGTAGACATTACCTGACCTGCTGGAGTGAGTGTTCCAGCACCCATCGATGCCAATGCTTGCTCTTGCTGCGCTCCAGCAGTTCCAGCACTTGCTGTCAATTCAGCCAAAGGAGTGTTCCACAATGCAGCAACTTTTTCTTGAGTTGGGTTAATTTGACCTAAAAAATCAGAGCTTTCAACCTCGTTTATATTAAACAAACTAGATCCACTTGAACGATCTGCGTCTTGATTGGTTGGCAAATCTGAATCACCTATAGGAGTTTCATCTTCAAAACTACCATAGTTAATAGTTTCCTCCCCCTTGTTTCCACCTCTTTCATTAACTCTGTTTTCAAGATCTTTATATCTTAAATCCTCCATCAGTAACTCTCTTGCAGTCTTTGCTGCACGAATTCCAGCAATCTTTTCTTCTTGTTCATACTTTCCTTTAAGTAATGCTGTTGCTTTTTTCTCGTCTTCTTTATCCTTAAATGTCTTGATGATAGGTTCAGCGAACGCTTGGAAACCCTTTGCAGCACCCATGCTGACTAACTCCTGCTGCGCGGAAGGAACCTCGTACTTGGGCATTGGAGTAAACGATACGCTTACTCCAACGTCGAGAGGTTTCAACGCAGAAAGAGGACTCGCTCCAAGATTTGCGGTCTGTGGAGTGTACGAATAGCCACCAGTGGGTAGTGCCATAGGTTATACCCCACCAAATGTTAGTCCAGATGCGGAAGGAACTGCGAATTGGTTTACACGCGAAGTGCCACCACCCGCTCCTTGGTTAGCCATTGCCGTTGTCATTGCAGGATTAACCATAGTTGGGTTTGGTACGTTAGCACCAGTGGATGGTAAAACACCAGATGCCGCTCCGAGATTTGAAAGCGCACCAGCACGGGCAGTGTTGATGTCGTAGCCAGTTCCTGTCGCGGCTGCTCCTGCACCTTGTGCCGCAAGCAAGCTACGTTGACGCGCAGCGGCATCCTCTGCTGCCTTTAGTGCATTCATGCCACCAATGGACTGCTGTGCGCGTTGTGACCCCTCACGCGCAAGCATCGACGCTTGCTGGTTTTGGGCTTCGATCATAGCGTTGCGTTGAGAAAGATCCGTTTCGCGTCTAGCGCGAGCGGACTCTTCTCTATTTTGACGCATTTGCTCAAGCAACACTGGTGTGTTGTCTGGTGCTGGTGCTGGTTTGGGCATTCCTCCTCCTCCCATAATATTACTCCTTAATTTTAATGTTAATTGTTTGGTTGTTGTTAGTGAAATACATTTAATATTTCAAATTGTCAATTTCTTTCTCGCTTCTTTGCACAAATCAGACCCCGGTTGGAATTGTCTGCAAGAATTCGGTCTGTCTGCATAGATCATACAGCACACTTTCTCACCAACTTTTCCGTCCAAGGCAACGCATCGAGAGTCAGTCGTTTTCATTAACGGGTAGTCTTCCCTTTGCATCTCTTTCGGAATACCAGTCGCATCAGATCGATCTCGTCGCAACACAGGCCATGACCATTTGAAGCAACAACAAGCACCGCACTTTTCGCAGTCGTATTCATCGTCCATTAAGCACGGGTAGCACGGGGAACCCATCCCATTCCAGCATTAAATGATCCAGTTGTTCCGGGTGCAGTATGTTTTAGCATTTCTGCTTGTGATCCAAATCCACCAGTACCACCAGCAGATCCCAAAGCACCAATTGCAGCAGTTCCAACGGACTTAAATGCATCTGCCCATCCTTGCGATACTTTTTCATCACCAGCCTCTGGTACATCGTATCCACCCATCGATGAAAAACCAAGACTGCCACTTCCGTCACCACTTCCACGCTGCATGGCAGACCACGCTGAAGCGGAATCAGACTGCGATTTAGCAGCACGATCATACGGGGATGCTGCCGCTTGACCAACCTTTCCAAAAGCGTCTTTTATAGCATCACCCATTTGGTTCTGTTGTTGCTTTTGTGGATTGTAGTCTGGACGAGGTTGCGCTCCAGTTCCTAACTTGCCAGAAAATAGATTTTGCATTGTATCACCAGATCGACCAATTGCATTCGATGCACTACCAAGAAGTCCACCGAATTGACTGTTTGCCACTGGTGTTGATGCTGCCCCTGTTGCGTTTGCTGATTGTGATCCACCCATAATGTTATTCTATTTTGTTGTTCCAAGTTACTGGTTTAAATCCTAAGTCTGGTATTACGATATCATCGTAAGGTGCTAGATGTGAAATATTCGTGATCTTTGCCTTTAGCTTTGGACAATCGACGTGTGGGCCTTGATGCCGATCAACGCAATTAAGGCAGACAGGATAGAAGTCAGCATTGAGTGACTTGTCTGGGTTATTCATCCATCCGTGCTTGCCTTTGACATATCGTGTTGGATCTGGTTTTACGTTGTTTGTCTCTAGATACTCGTAAACATCTTCGTCAGTCCAATCTTTTAGCAAGTAGAGTGACACTGGACTTCCATCGACGTGACGAATGTCTTGTGCCAATGGAACATGACCTTTAATCAAGTCTGTGTCAGTATATTTAGTTCCGATCCACACTGCATTCCACGGAAAATTAAATGTTCCAGTTGGACGCATTAGAAAGTCATCAACACCGCACATAAATGGCTCGTTTGCTTTAGGACGTTCAGTTCCCAAAGATAGAACTATGTTATTATTACCCCAAGGGAAATAATGAAGTAAATCAAATCTAACCTCACCAGTTTCTACATCAGGCCCATCAGAAAGACCATATTTTAATGCTGGGTATTCATATACAGATAATTGCCAATCTTTAATTAGCTTATCTGAATATGCATATCTTTCGCGGAATTTAGGTTGTCTAAACTGAACAACGGGAAGATCAATTCCACATTTGAATTTTAGAAAATGCAAAAGGACAGTTGAATCCTTTCCACCAGACCAAAAGATGACCGAATTCGGCCATTGTTTGTTCCAATTAACTGCTTTATCGATTGTTTTATGTATTAGGTTTTTCATCAAATAATAATTGCAGCAGTAGCCGCACCAGCAACTGCACCACCACCAGTAATCCAAGATCCCATTGCGGCATTTTTGCTTTGCGCGTTTTGGGCCATGACTTGGTTCATCATGTTATTATAGTTCTGAGTGTCAGCAACATTGGCGGTGTGAGCAGACTGGATGTTACCCATTGAGCGGTTAATTGCGTCCTGTGCTGTTTGTCCAAGTCCTTGCGCTCCATAGAGGACACCACGTTGCCACTCTTGGAGACTCTGTTGGTTCTGGCCTTTCGCTGCTTGTTGGGCCGCAACCAATGAGCCGGGGTCAATTCCACCCTGCATTTGAGTTGCATCGAGATACTTTTGACGCAGTGCCAAGTCTTCCAAAGCAATCTGTCTACCCTGTGCCGTGGATTGATCAAACATTGCAGACTTGCCGATGGTGGATCCCATGTCGATTCCAGTACCCATCATTTGGGCCAATCCTTTTGTCTTTGCCCACTGCCCCAGCTTATCTTGCCAACTCTCAGGTGAGGTTAGCTTCTCAACAGTCTCACTCATTCCTGCTCGCATCCTTGCTGTTGCTGGATCCACCGACTCTTCAAATTGACGTGCGCGATTGGCATTTTCGATGCCTAATTCAAAAGATTGTTTAGATACCGCAGATGGATCAAATGTTTGCTCAATTGGCTTTAACTGGGTAGCCATTTCAAATAGTCTGCCTTGAGAAGCAAGACCACCATACATTCCCTTGTTTGCCTCAGATGCCATCATCATGTTAAGATCAGGTCTAGGCTTTTGAATTGCTGGTTTGTATGTTTGTCCACCCATAAGTTTAATTAAGTTAAAGAGTAAACTTCTCTTTTGAGAGGAGTCAACCCTAATTTTTGGATTATTTCGTTTGTAAAGTTAGGTCGTTCATCGATTAAAGGTACACCAATGTACCCCGGTGAGTTTGAGAGTTGCGAGTGCGCTTTCCAATCGCTCATCACCTGTATAACATCCTGTGGTCTTGTATACTTAGGGTGAAATGCTGGATACACAGTTGGCATAAAAACATGATCAGAATATCCAAATAGCACACCATCACGATAATGTGCATAAACATTAATATTAGGATGCTCTATGATCTTATGATCGAATTCTTCAGCAAAATCAACAAGTTCCAAGAATTCATTAGTTCCTTTTTGAACAAGTTTATATTCAATTTGTGGCCTCATATGTATTAATTAAATCCAACCAGAATGTCATCTGGATTGGCTATGGTTTGTGTATAGTTAGCAAATCTGTCAGCTTGTGCCTTCAGAATATTGTTGCGAGTAGAGTTACTACCGCACACCGCGCATGGCAAGCAATTATTTTGACCAGTCGTGAATGGGATTGACGAGTAAAGTGGAACCACGGGATCATCACCGAATGGGGAGATGAACTTGTTTGGGAAGCTAGTGACCTCTTTGGTTGCTGTGGTGATGCTTGGCATATTAACAAGGGTTCTGCGCTTTAAATTGTTGAGCAGCGGAGGTTGCGGATTGCATTGCAAGCACTCCTGCTTCCTCTTGAGCGTGTTCAAAACTGATGTAAGACAAGAATGTTGCCGATGCCGTAGCCGAAATCGATTTTGTAGGATCAGCGTTACAGATCAGCGTTACTGTCTTCCAAACCTTCGCGCTATATGAGTTGTCGTTTGGTGATTGTTGCTCGTATGGGTTCGGAAGCAAATCAATCGACAGGGTTTCACCAGTCTGAGCAACAACGCACGATTGCGTCTCATCTCCCTGTGGAACACCAGTTGATTTTTCCTGCCAAGGATCCATGAAGAGTCGAACAATTTCCACTCCGAATTCACCGCACCACTCGATTAATAGCGAGAATGCTTTATCGACATCATCTGTCAGATATGACTCGCACGTTGAAACAAGCGAATTGCGTTGAGTGGATTCAGTTGTAAGTCTTCGATATTGCGAATTCAAAAACCCTAGATTCTTAATCTCCGATTCGTATGGTGTATTTTCCCACTGGTAGTCAGCAGTGACTGCCAGAATGCGTTTCTCTAGGATTGAGTTGTACGATCCCTTGCTGCCCCTATATGACACTTTTAGGTCAACTGTGCCACCAATCTGCGTAGATTCAATCTCAGCATAGACAAACTTCTTTAAATCCATCTCATCACCAAGCAATGGAGTTTCAAACTGCGAGTAAATGCGATTGTAAAGTGTCGTTGTTGTTTTGTCTGGATTGATTTGAAGGTAAGAATCCACTCGTTCTGGTTGGAATGATTCCCATAGGTGGTTGAATGAACCATCGTTTGTTGCTGCGTAATCCACAGAAAAATGGAAGCATCGAGACTGCCCGTCAACAACACCTGTAGTCCATTCAACTGGACGAGTTCCTGTCCAAACTCCAGCCCATGCTGGGAACCTGCTTTCCCCACTGCCCCATTCGGAAGCGGCAGCATAGTCCATTACCATCGTGTCTGAATTTAATGTCTGCAAGTAAGGGATAGAATAGAGCAAGTAGTTCTCGAAACCCGTGGCACAAATCTTGGTTGGGTCTGATGCCATCAATCTTTTAGCCCTTGCCATCTCAACATCTTTATACAGCACCTGCGAGGACAGATACACTGTCGCTGCACTATCACCTGTCATCAGACCACCTTGGCTATACCACCACATTTGACCTGCTTGGAAAGCGATTGATTTTCCTGCAACGCAACCAACAGTTGGATACAAGGTAGATTGGAAGTTTTCAGTTGTTACCCATTGATCTCGATCAAGGATACCCGATTTAAGCTGGAAGGTAGAACGATCAGTAAATACGATTAAACGTGTTGATGTATCTTGCCCAACATAACTTGTCATGCCAGTAATCGGACGTGAAAAGCTAAAGTCACCACGGGAAGTGCCAGTTGTACGTTCTTGGAATGAGGTTGGATCACCTAAATCGGATGCAAGCACGATATTTTTATCAGAAATCCACATTCTGTTTCCAGAGTATGCCATCCAGTATCCCACGGGAATCGTGGAAAGTTGAACACCTGCCTTATCAGCACCATCCCAGTACGAAGGGTATGAAATGCCGTCTTGGATCATCACAATTCGATGCGCTGGTGTAGCGAATTCTTGAGAGCCAGTCGATAGGTTTGCTGAACGTGTGGCAAGTGCAAATACGAACTGATCAACGTCTGGTGACATCGAAATGTTTTTCAGACGATAATCTTCCCAGTTGCTTGGCTGCACTAGAGGAAATGGAGAGAAGTAGACGTTTCCGTTTACAGCAAAAACCATGTAAGACAACTCGCTTGCAACAACACCATTTCCATCCACGTCGAAGATTTTAGCTGGAGTTGTTGTAATTACTCCATCTCGATCTTGTGTGAGTGCCGCTTCTTTTTGCTTGTTAGAGGAAAACAAAACACCACCTTGGAAGTTGCCAGCGGGAAGGGAGAGTTGCATTTTATGCCCCGGCCTTGTTTGCACGATACCTCCACGGACAGTTACATTAACCCCCCACTTGAATTGGTTCTCAGGCAATGACCAAGGATTGCGAACGGAATTTACTCCTTGAATCCATCCTGTTGAGACTTTTTTAAGTCTTCCTGATGTAATGTTTTCACTTTTCATTGCTAGAACATAACTGGATCAGTTCCATCACCATAGGTCAAATCATTAATTTGTGGTGGAACAAAAGCGTGACCATCTTGGTGTTCTTGCTGATTCTTCAGGTATGCCAAAGAAAAGCCCCAGTAACGCAATGCCTGTTCAGCAAAGTCCTTGTCCTCAAGATCACAAGCGTGTACAGCAGTGATGATTGCGCGTGTATGCTCAATCGGGATAAAGTCGTACTTTGAAGTGATAACTGGAGGCTTAATGCGATAGGCAATTCTTACCCACGCGCATGGTTTTCCAATGCGAATCCTGCGGTACTGCGGATTGACTTCTTGTGGATGGTATTGACCAATCAATGTCAAATCGTTGCTGCGTCCGTAGTCCATTGCATACAAACTAACAAACCCATCCGTTATTGGTTTTTGAATATTAGCAACACTCTTGACCAAGGTTGGATCTTGAATTGCATCGACGAAGAACTTGCTGTCCGTGGAAAGTCCGCTTGTCAAAAATGAAATCCTGCCAGTTGTGCTAGTTAGGTTCTGAGATTGTGACTTGGTAGTGTACAATTCAAACTCATCGTTGTCGATTCGACGAACAAAGTATGTCGTTCCTGCCACAAGACCAGATGGAAGTACATCACCTGAATCGGCTCGTACAGTAACAGATTGACCCGTAGTGTAAAGCGAAGCGTCAGCAATGATGCTGGTGGATGGGGATGCCGTAAATGTGCGTTGGATATCTAGGGACAATTGACCAGTGCCGGGGGTTGTGATTGGAACCAGAACTGATGCAGAATACACATTAACGCTATCACCAATCACCCTAACTTGGTAGTCCGTTCCAGCAACCAATGGAGATGGTAAAACTCCGCTTGTAGAGAATTTAACAGTCTCATTTTCCTGCAAGAATTGCACGGAAGATGGCTGGATTAGATTGTTGTATGGAAGCGGAGAAACGGAGAATCGTTTTGCGTAGTATGATTGACCAGTTCCAAATGACACCACATTAATTTGACCAGTTGTTCCACCAGCACTGGCATCTACCGATGAAGTATATGCCCTAGCAACCGATGTAGATGATACATTCAAATATGCGGGAGTTGAACCATTATCAATCGCAGGACTGGTTGTTGGCAATAAATAGTCCGTTCCCCAATAAATGGTTGATGGGGTGGTTAAATTAGTGAAATCACCTAGCCACTTGTTAGTAAATGAAACTCCAAACACGCGAGATAGTACAACATAGAATGTTCCAGTTGCAGAAGAGGTAATGTTAATCTTGCTGAAATCAGCGTTCTTAACAGTGAAAACTCCAGTGGACGAGTTTAATGGAGTTTCTGCCCTATAAGATGTTCCAGAAAGCAATGGGGATGGAAGTGTGCCAGTCGAAGAAAACTGAACGAACACTCCAGTGGATGGTGTGATTGATATTGTCGGTGGAGTTGTGTATCCAGTGCCACTTGTTACAACATTAAGTGAAGTTACAACTCCACCTGCAATGTTTGCTGTTGCAGTTGCTCCAGAACCACCACCACCAGTTATTTCAACCTGCGGAGCATTTACATATCCAGAACCTCCAGAAATTTGAGTGAATCCAATAACAAACGAAGTTTGAATGGTAGCATTTGCAACCGCTTGAGTGCCTGTTTTAAGTTTAACCTTTAATGTTCCAGTTGCTGGAGAAGAAAACGCTTCAATGGTTCCCGTTGCAGGTGTTGTTAGGCTAGATGAAACAGTGTATGTGAATGTTGAACCAGATGCGGTTAATAGCGTTTTATTTCCATTGTATCCATCAGGATTAGCACCACTAATTGCAATAACCTGACCAGCAGTAAACCCATGTGCCGCAGATGTTGTTCCAGTTGCGGTTGTAGATACTCTAGTTAAAGTAGTGACTGAAACTGTTTGTCCGATTTCAGTAATAAGCTGATATGTAAATGATGTAGAACTTAATACTGTTACAACGAAATCTCCATTGTAAGCTGCTTGATCTGCTCCAGATATTGTAACTGAATCACCCGTTCTATAGCTATGAGTTCCAGATGTATTAACAGTAACTGTAATACCATTTGTAACCATTGATGTAATGTTAATTAATGGAGATACAGGAGGAGCGGAAATTGTTACAGAAGGTGCGGTTGTGTATCCGAATCCGGGGTTATCGATCACAATCGATGACAACTGGTATGTAATAGAATTGCGAATAGCATATCCAGTCGCAGTACTAACGGAAATCGTGCTTCCCAAGGGAGGTGCTGGAGGAGCGGAAAATGTTACTGTAGGATCGGCAGTGTATCCAGATCCTTGATCAGACAAATTAACAGAGGTAACGCTTCCAACTACGATAGGAGTGAAGTTTGCTCCAGATCCAGATGGTGACGCAATGGAAAGACCCGGTGCGGTAATCTGGCTAGCTTCACCTGCCACAGCAGATGCTGGGATTAACTTAATGAGTGAAATCGTACCAACTCCAGCCGATGTGATCTTAATTGGATTTACAAAATTAGTAGGAGAAGATGCAAGTGCGTCCGCTTGTGTCGTATGGATCGAAACCGCTTTTGTATCTACAATATTAACAAAGTAGTTTTGGTTTGACAACAAAGGTTGTGGAAGCGTTCCACCAGAAGTGAAGACTTGCACCTGATCACCTTGGGTAAGCAAATGATCGATGCTGAATGTCAACTTTGTCTCTGGAACGATTTCTTTTCGGATATCGACGTTGATTGGGTTAGTTGATCCAGTCGTGTGAACTTCATTAACATTTGCTTGTGCGTCAGAGATCGAGCTAAAAACTTGCAGGTGCGTTGCGTCTAGCAGATTTCCAAAGTATGTAACTCCAGAACGCAATCCAATAGGCAAAGTTTGCCCAGATGGAAATGTGATTGGATTTGCCGTTGTTATTTCGATAGTAGGAGCAGATGCGAATTGAAGAGCAGTTACGACAAATGAAGTCCTAGAGTCTAGGAATTTCAATGGCCCTGCTCCTACTATACTTTGGAGGGAAAGTGGGTAATTACCTGCCTGTGCGTTGAGGGAATCGTTGTAGATTTGAATGGTCAATGCATCCAGAACCCCAATGTAGTACGTCTGACCATTGGAAAGCGGGACTGGGATAGTGCCAGAAATCGCAGTAATAGCCATTCCTTGACCAGAATCGAGCGTGTGAGGGGTTGCGGATGCAAACTTGCTAATCGGGGTTATAGCAACCCCGCGGGTGCGAATAGTGGCATCGTCAGGAGCAATCGTTCCGTAAGCAAAATCAGATTGCGAGTGGATTGGAATGAGCAAACCATCAACACCAGTTCCGTCTTTGAGTTGGCTACGAAGATCTCGATTGTTGGAGTCAGTGCCAGTAACGCGAATGATTTTTCCTACGTCATTTTCGCTTTCGGCAATGGCAACCAACTGCGAGGGTTGGATGATCTGCATCAGGGTCGCTACATAGCCTCGGTCATCCCATGCCCATTCTACAGTGTTGAATTTACCACCTTTGTTAACGTGGTATTGGAATAGACGATTTCTGAAATAAACTGGGGATCCATCTACGTTGACCGCAAGGGGAACGTCTATTCCACGGGGAAGCGCGATAGTACAACCATCCCAACCAGTGCAAACATCCACGTCAGCAGTAGATTGCATCCAATGCCCAGATTCCATAAGCGTCTGGACAGCTTGCGTGATTTTGCGGTAAACTCTTTTCTCGTCAGTAGTTCCTAAAATCTCCGCACATTCCTCAAAGATTTGATCGACAAACATGACGTGATATTAGCGCATTGATCCTTCGGACGCAATAGAATTCAGAAAATCTTCTTCGCTTGCCATTGCTGCATTTTCAGCGGCAGGTGCTTTGCCTTCTAGCGATTCAGTTGCGGCTTTTTGACCCTCAACGTCAGCGGCAAGAGCATCAATCACACCAGCGAGTTGCATGGCAATACTATGCAATTCGTCGAACTTAGATTTAGTAACAGAAATGGTGACCGCACCCTCTTCTGCCATTGGAGAAGGGATTCCGCTCATATCTTCGGGAAGATCCATTCCCATTGCAGGTTCGGGCATTACTGCCTCAGTTGTTGGTTTTGCCATATAAATTAATCTTCCTCTTCATCACCACCGATTTCAATCTCGATTTTAGTTGTTGGTTTTGCAGATTCTGCTTCTTCTAGTCCAGAGTCGATAGCTTCTTCATCATCCATCTCGTCTTCCATGTCCATTTCGGAGGATCCATTGGATTTAATGCCACAAATACACAACTCAACACAGTGACGCTTTTCGGTCTTGCCATCACGCATGGTAGTCTCATCCTTCTCCATTGTCTTTCGGAAGTAGATGGTAGCAGTACCCTCTTTAGGAAGGTTTTTAAGACCCTCTGCGTTCTCAAAATAGAGGGATGGGTAATGGTAATCGCTTTTAGGCATTGCCATTTCTGGCATTGACATTGGCTTTACCTCCTCACCTAGATCAGTAAATCCAGATGGGAGTTCATATTTTTCTTTAGCGTATGGCATAGTGTAAGGTTATTGCTATTGTTATTACTAGTAGCAAAGGAATTGTCAAGTCTGCAATCAATTATTTTAAGAAGTTTAGTTTATTAATGTAATTAATCGGCTTATGATCAACAAAAGCAGAAATATAATTACCATTCTTGAAATCCTTGATTAATGATAGTGCCATATCTTTCGATTTTTTAATTAAACCGATTTCTTGCACATTACCAATGCGGTCAATGTACAGGTTTGTGCCATGATGCCTAAACCCCATCCAGAGTGGCGGTAGAAAACAAGCATAGTCATTTGTATTTTGAACTCTAAAGTGTTTGACTTTTAAATTCTTTACAAAATCACCATCCCCTACTCTGGGCGAACCAAATGTAATAAGAGTATCGACTTTATCTTGCAGCCTAGATGCAACAATTGTAGCGATTCCCGCTCCCAAACTATGACCAGTTATAAACAATTTGTTGCCAGAAATATGTTGAGCGATTTCAACAACTACCGCTTCCCATAATTTATTTGCTTCTTTTTGAAATCCAGCATGAACCTTACCACCGATTTCTTTTTCTTTACGGACATTTAAATCAGCTAAAATATCTGACTTTTCCGTTTTATTTATGCCAGTAAATGATACTTGTGTGCCTCTAAAGGACAGCACAATATCATCATCTTTCTTAGTTAGATAACCTTGCGCTCCATCAACATCAAAATACTTTATTACATTATAACCAATTTCTTGAAATAATTTAACGGACTGCGACAAATCTTTTCTCGTCGCATAGTTTATTTTCATAAACTCTAATAATTTCTCTTCATCCATGAGAAATGTTGATATAGTTTTTCAAGGCTTTTTGATTAGCACTCTATTCAAAGTGCCATTCTCTCTTGCGTAGATTGTTTTGCCTTTATCTGGACTTTCGTATGTAACTTTATTCATACATCGTATCCTTCTTTTTCCCAGCGTTGTTGCTCAACTTCGTAGTCTGGTTTGTCTTTGGTGTAATCGTAGATGTTCATATTATATTTTGTTTATTTGAACTCTCCATCCAAAAGTAAGATTGCTTGGAGCGTTTGATGCTCTTCTAACTGTAAACTGTGTAGATGTAATGGATGTTGTATCAACATATAAAACATCTGAACCCCAACCGCTTGTCGGCCAAATAATAATCAAATCAGAAGACGGAACTATCCCTAAATTATGATTCAATATTACTGAGTTCGTTCCTGTAGTCATTATTCCATTGCCAAATGCAATATCTGGAGAATTTATGCCTATATTATTTTTAATACTCCTATTAGACGAGCTTGATGCTATGTTTATATTATTTGAAGAATTTCCAAAAATAATATTATTTGTTATTACAAACCCATCAGAACCAGAATTTAATGAAATTCCATTTAAAGTATTATTACGAATAATGTTTCCAGTTATGGTTGTATCTGTAACTCCAGAAGCTAAAACTATTCCATTTCCAGTATTTCCTGTAAATCCACCGCCTATTCCGATTGTTGCATTGCAAATCTTGGAATTAGATGTTCCAGCATTAAGAAAAATTCCATTTAAATTATTTGAAAATACTCCTCCATTTATTGATACATCACTAATTGTTCCACCTGTTGTAATTCCTGATGAACTTACATTATTGACTGAGTGACAGGAATCAAAATATATTCCATTAACGATTCCTGATCCAGCGTTTACAATTTTTATTCCATCAGATGCACTTGAGCCAGTCCAGCAATTAGCAAATCTACTTCTAACAACAGAACCTGTTCCTGTTGGGTTTATTTTTATCCCAGAATCAGAACTGTTATCAAAAAAACAATTATTTACATATAAACTAAATACATTTCCATCTGCTGTATTTGCGCTTTGAGTTGCTGTTGTTGGGTCTATAAGAAGTCCAACACCTTGTTGAATAACTGAAGTATTACTAATTATTAGTGCAGATGAATTTCTAACTCTAATTCCAGCACTTGAAATTTGCGGCGTTTGTGCGCCCATCAAAACATCATCAATTAACTGACTGTTATCTCCACCCTCTGAACGGATTCTAATTGCATTTGTAGCTCCATCTTGAAAACGGCCATGACGAATGCGAGAAACATTTCCAGTCATTAAAATTCCATTGAAATCTCCAGTCATATGAAAATCATTAATAAATGTTTCTGGCCCACTAAGCCATACATATGATCCTGATGTTTGTGCAACTTGAGCAGCAAATTTTAATCCTTTAAATCCGCAACCATACCCAGCAGCTTTTATCAAATAACCAGATGTAGGACTGGCAAGACGAGAAAGAATTGTAGTAGAATCTCTTCCATCCCCATACATGACATTTCCATTTCCAAGATTACCTCCACCATCGTATAAATATGTTCCAGTAGGAAAATATAACGATTTTCTATTGCTAAATACGCTTGCAATTGCAGCTTGAATTGCAGCAGTATCATTTGTAACTCCGTCCCCAACAGCACCGAAGTCTTTCACATTGACCACATCAGCAAAGCGGTTTGCCAATGTCCTTGCCGTAGTCGATCCAGTTGCAAGAGCCGTAGCACTCGATGCTGACCCTACAAAGCTATTTGCCATGACTACGCCAGCGTTGCTGACAGTCATCTGGTCTACGCCTCCTACCCCGATGATTGCCTGTGTTCCGTCTACTGATGCTTTAATGTTTGCGCTCATAGTTTAAATATCGTATCCTTCTTTTTCCCAGCGTTGTTGCTCAACTTCGTAGTCTGGTTTGTCTTTTGTGTAATCGTAGAGGTTCATTAGTTTTATTTAGTTTTCGCTCATAATACTATTAATTACAATCCTTGGGAATACATATTGGGAGTAGAAGAATATGTAACAATTAAAGTTTTTCCAGAAGCTACAACAATATAATTTCCTCCAGAAAGAACTCCCATAGTTATTCCAGAATTATTTAATGCAGTAACAGTTCCATTGGCAACTGTTACAATTTGTGTTGTTCCAGAGTTGTTTACGTAAGAAAATGGAGATGCTCCAACAGTAATTGTTTGTAATCCAATTGGATTATATCCGGGATTGTTAGTAATGGTTTTTTCAACATTACCACTTAAATCATTAATTACACTTAATGCAGTGAAATTAGCTCCATTGTTTCCTGATACAAGAAATTTATCGCAACCATTCTCTATCTGAACAATATGCTCTGCAAATGCTGCTGGATTAAATACTTCAACTGCGGTATTATTTGTGCAAGAAAACCTTTTTATATTATTAAAAATAATAAGTGCAGTACCTGTAAATGGATCAGTAAAAATATTATTATTAACATTAACTCCACGAATAGTTGCATTATTGGAATAAAAATTAATTCCCATATTATCTGTTTGATTAATATAATTATCGTGAATGAATATTGCTCCTACTGAAGCAAGGTTTGTTACATTAAACAAAATTTGACAATAGGTTGCTTTTTGCATGTAACAATCTGCAATATGTATATTTGTAATTACAGAGCCATCGCCAGAAGCTGCAAAATTAAAACAATTTGTTGTTTCTTGATCTATTTGAACATTTGTAAACCATATATCAGACAAATATGCTCCATTACTAACTGTGGCTTTAACGCAATTTTCTCCAGCATAAAAATCACAGTTAATAAAGTTGATTCCAGAAATACTATAGTTTCCAGATAATCCATTATATGGGCCAATGTCAGATGAAAAATTGACTGCTATTTTTCCAGATTGATTAAGCGAAACAAATTGACAAGTATCAAATACAAGATCGCCAGTAAAATAACCATTTTGATAAATATTTAAACATATATTATTTGTATCACTGGCTGGATTCCAACCAGAGCAGTTATTAAATTTAATCATTCTGGCGTGAACAATATTATATTGTATTGGAAATCCAATAACATTTAAGTCTTGAATTGTGGAAAATTGATAACCATTGATATATGTTGGTTGAGATGGGTTGCCAATTTGAAGTCCACAAGTGGCATTTCCAGTATATCCAGATTCAGTTGTAATAGTAAATCCACCAATTACAAATCCAACATTTGATCCAGATGTTCCTAAAATATTAATTACTGGAGTTGCTGGAAACGCATTTGATGCCTTGAAAAAAACTGATCCATTTCCAGCTCCTAAAATACTAAAACCATAACCATTAATGGTTATAGTAAGGTTAGATGAAACTTTATATATGCCTTTCGTGATAATACCAAATGCTCCATTAGAAGTTACATAGTTAAAAAATGCTTGAATTGCGGCAGTATCATCAGCTACTCCATCACCAACTGCACCAAAATCCTTCACATTCACCACATCAGCGAAGCGGTTAACAAGTGAACGAGCAGTCGTGCTGCCTGTTGATTTAACAAGACCATTAATATTTCCGCTTGCATCTACACTCAACACATCCTGCGTAGTTGCGTTAGCATTGCCCCGTGCCAGCTTAATCGTGCCGTCTGGTGACGATGGCACTGCCAGCGTGAAGTTCTGCGTTGCTGTTCCTGATTGTCCGATCTGGACTGCGTTTGCTTTTATGAGACTCATACGATTGTATATGTGCTACCTGATGGTACTGTTAATGTGACTCCGGGGTTTACTGTGATTGGCCCTGCGGACATGGCGTTTTTGCCAGATGTGATTGTGTAATTGTCCGTCATTACAATGTCGTTTTCGTAAAACAATTTATTTGCGCCTCCTCCGACTGGCATACCAATCCCAGTCGCTCCAACAGGCCCAGTAACTCCCGTGGCTCCTGTGGCTCCTGTAGGCCCACCTGAAGGCCCAATGGGGCCAGTAGAACCAATAGGCCCAGTCGCTCCAACAGGCCCAGTAGCACCAATAAACCCTCCAGTATTTCCAACGCGAATGATGTAACAAAGCAATCCTTCCCCCTCTTCCCGTGGAATTCCAGCAATCGTTGCTGGTGAGGTTACAGGGTCACACGGAATATCCCAAACAACACGTCCGTTTAAAATTGTTTTATTAATTATACCATATAAAGCAAAAACAAGATTCCCAATTAACGAAGGGGCAGACTCTGGTGAAACAGAAGGGTATGGAACATCTGGGCAACAAGTAGATGAAGATGTGTTAGAGCAAGACATGGGTTATTGTTTTTTGAAATTAAATGTAATTATTATTTAATGCAAGCATTATTTTTGTTAATCATACCACTGTCCACACGCTTCCAGAAGGCACTGTTACTGTAACTCCACTAGCTACTGTTACTGGGCCAAATGTTCCTGCGTTTTTAGATACTGGAATGCTGTAAGATGTATTTACTGTTAGATCGTTAAGAAAGAAGATAGCGTCTGTTCCTGCGCCAGTTGCACCACCCGGTGATCCACTTGCCCCAGTCGCGCCAGTTGCACCTACTCCAGTCGCGCCAGTCGCACCCGTTGCGCCTGTGCTACCTTGATTTCCTTGAATGCCAGTAGACCCTGTGCTTCCCTGCGTACCTACGCCAGTCGCACCTGTTGAGCCTGTGCTGCCATTAACCCCAGAAACGCCTGTTGCCCCAGTACTGCCCGTGGAACCTTGGCCTCCAGAAACACCAGTGGCTCCTGTGCTTCCTGTGCTTCCTGTCGATCCTTGAATGCCTTGGATACCTGTTGCACCCGTGCTGCCAGTTGCTCCTGCTGGGCCGGGTGCGCCAGAAAGTGATACGCTCCAGCTTGAGAATGAACCAGAACCAGTAATTGAAGTAACATTTACAACCAATGCGCCAGTCAAACTATTATAACTAGTAACTGTCCCTTCCATTTTATTGGAAGAACTATTAGCTATAATAACAGATTGACCAATACTCAACGCAAGTCCAGTGCCAACTGTTAAAGATTGTGTCCCTAATGCAATTGTTAATGGAGTGGAAGAAGATGTTGTATATTTATCTCCAGCAGTGCCTGTTGCGCCCGTGCTGCCAGTTGTGCCTTGGATTCCAGTCGCACCTGTGCTTCCAGTTGAGCCATTTGATCCAGCAGTTCCAGTCGCACCTGTGGAGCCTTGACCACCAGTTAATCCTGTGGCTCCAGTGCTTCCCGTTGAACCATTTGATCCAGCAACGCCAGTTGCGCCAGTGCTGCCATTAACTCCAGAAACTCCTGTGGCTCCAGTGCTGCCAGTTGCGCCATTTGCGCCATTTGCGCCAGCAGTTCCTGTGGAGCCTTGCACACCTTGTACACCAGTTGCGCCCGTGCTTCCTCGCAGTCCAGTTGCCCCAGTTGATCCAGAACCAGTTGCGCCCGTGCCTCCTTGAGTCCCAGTAATTCCTGTTGCGCCCGTGGAGCCTGTCGAGCCTGTTCCCGTAGCACCAGTCGATCCTGTTAATCCTGTCGAACCATTTGAGCCAGCAACGCCAGTTGCGCCTGTACTGCCTTGAGTTCCCGCCCCTGTTGCACCCGTGGCTCCTGTTGGGCCTCCAGATGGCCCAGTTGCTCCTTGAACTCCAGTGGCTCCCAGTCCACCATCTCCAGATAACGCAATTTGCCAGTCTGAAAATGTTCCAGAACCTTGAGTTTTATCGACATTAATAGTTACAAAATTAGAAGCGACATTTATTGCCGTTCCTTCAACCCAGTCGTAAGGATACGCTGAATTTGCAACTGCTCGCAACCTAGATCCATATGTCCACCCAATATCAGCGGAAGCATAGTTAAATGTTCTGATTCCAACTTGAATTGGATGAGATGTAAAACTTTGTCGAGTGATTACTGGAGATATTCCAGTTGCGCCAGTAGATCCAGATCCTGTAGATCCCGTCGAGCCTTGCACTCCAGTAGAACCCTGAACTCCGCTTGCTCCAGTGGCTCCAGAACCCGTTGCGCCAGTAGAACCCGTCAATCCTTGAGATCCAATGCCTGTTGCTCCCATCAAACCCGTTGCTCCAGTACCACCCTGTATACCAATACCAGTAGCACCTTGTGGCCCAGTGGCTCCACTAGAACCGATTCCCGTAGCACCTGTAGCACCAGTGGATCCCACATAAGGCCAATTGCAGTCCATTGAATTTAATGGAGCGCAACCGCAATTTGTAGAGCTTTGTGGGCTTGGAATCCAGTTATATTGAGCCATAGAGAAGAATTGAATTAATTACATTAAAACAACTATATTGTCAACGTGTTTTTCTTTTATTTGAATCTTTGAAAAAATAATGAGGGACAGGAAATAGCGTTCCATTGACGTTTGGAACATAGAAGTCTTTTCTCTCAATCAAACCTAACTTTATTCCTGATGTAATTCTTTCTTTACAGGTAGTTTTTTTGACATTCCACATTTTACAAAGTTCGTTTTTAGAATACCATCCCTTTGGTGCTGGATCTGTGCATTTATTACTTGCCTCTAATAGAATTTTAAGAAAATCGTTAGGAGTCATGTTAAATTGGCATTCTCCATGCTTCTCCTCTTCCTCTTTGCGTTATTTGAAGTGAAGATTGATTAAGCGATTCACAATATTCACCCCAACACCATGCTTGACACCAACTGAAAGTGCTTCTTCGGTTTTTAGCGTACTCTAACGCTCCCCTAGACGTTAATGTTCCAATATTGTAGCAAGTGCCACCATGATATGTTCTGGCATTCTGTATAGCAACACGATGAGTATGTCCCATTACTATTTTACGTCTAGTCCCGTTGCAGTATTGTTCTGCCATGTCCCTAGCCGCAGATTCACCATAGCAAGTTCCATGAGTAAACCCAATATCTGCTATGTCAACGATCTGTTCAATTCCAGAATAAGGAATTAATCTAGCTTTTAACTTTTTAGTTGTGTCTTCAATTGCAGATACAATCTTATGAGCGCAATATGAAGTGACGGAATTTTTGCTGTGAGTTAGTTTCCATGCACGATCTTCATGGTTTCCACAAAGAACATAAGGATTCTTGCATCCAGCCATTAATTCACGAAGATGCATTAAACCTGTGTCAATGTCTGGAGTTACTTCATCTCCATCACTTCCAGAACCTATTCCATTGCCCATTAGGGCTGATAAATCAATAAAGTCTCCAAGATGCAGGATTGTATCAGGTGAAAAACGCGATTTAAACGTCATTATAGCTTTCCAAGCATCTGGGCAACAATATTTCGCATGTGAACAACTAACTGCTAGGACTTTTTTCCACTTGTGGGTGATATTTGCCATTTATGTATTATCTACTAGTAAGTATGGTATGGTTTTTTGTTCGTATCTAGTCATTTCTGAGTAGACGAGATTGATGAATCCTTCCCATTGCGGTGGGTAGATCGTTTGGCAACCCAGCGAGGAGGTCGTATTGTATCCTCCCTTGTGGACGTTAATAGCGATTCCCATATCGTCTCCAACCCCATCCCGTGTGACTGGCAACTCTTCTTTTGGGTTAGCAGGTCGAAGCGCAGGGTAACCACCTCCGGGTTTACTAAGACCATGATTGCCCTTACGAAACCTATGAATGCCCGTTTTAAGCACCGCAATACCCTTCCTGTGAACTGACGGATCAGTATTAGCATTGAAAGTAGCATGGACGCTTGGAGATAAAAGTATAATCGCATCATCATAGATACCCCTTTGGTTGCCTGATGGAGCGAATGTTTCGGAGTAGTATCCACGGATTCCGACGAGCGCAACACGATCAACGATTCCCGATTTAATGACCATAGCGAGGGTCTTCTCCTTCGCTTGCTGCGGTCGAGAATTTGGAACCATTATTTATTAGAATCTTTGGCAAGAATAAGCCCAACTCCAGCAGTGATTGCAGCAAAGAGCAAGCCAATATCACCAAGGTTTCCGTTGCTCAAAAACTCTTTTCCTGCTTCAGAAACTGCCGCAAGAATAGTAAATACTCCAAGTAGTGTAGTTTTCCAATTTGTTTTCATTTTTTTAGTCCTTTAATTTCTGGCAGTTCATAACAGAACTTGCCGTATTGCGTTTCGATACACACGTTTGGTTGCCCAAGTACAGAACATCCAGTTAAGAATGCCATTCCTAGCATTATGAACGATGTTACTATCATTGCTACTACTATTTTTTTTGGTTTCATTTTAATATCTGTTTTACCATGTAAATGCAAGTTAAAATACCCGCGATAATACTGATTATTCCACCACCAACCCTAATTGAAGTTTCTATTTCTGGTAACATTGAAATTATAAATCCTGTGGTCGATACAATCGTACCTAAAATTCCGTGACTGGTTGCGTTGTCGTTCATTTTAATTATGGGCCAACAATTACATACAACGTGTTGGGGTCTGGAATCACTATTAAATTGTAGCCAGTTTGGGTGATTTCCACTAGATTTGTCAGTTGCGTTGCCCCTGTAAGACCAGTAATATCCGAGAGAACAATGTTTGCTGGTGTAACCCCTGTGGCTCCTGTGGCTCCGATCCCTGTAGCACCTGTCGCTCCCGTGGCTCCTTGGGTTGCTGGTGAAAGAGAACTAACAACTTGTGCAATACTACTATCCTCAAAGTGCATTGTCATTGTTCTTCCGCCAAGATCAATGGCATAAAACTTAACAACAATCCTATCTGTGGATAAAACATTTGTTGCAGGAACTGGAATGCTCCACAAATACAATTCGTTGACAGTTCCATCTGTGATTGGATGCGGATTAACAACATTTGTTGCAATTAGCGTTTCTGTTCCAGCAAGATTTCGATAATAAATCTCACAATAAATTTTTGGTGTTCCTCCATTGGAACTCATCGAAACAAAATTTTCAAAATTCCAATTTCCTGCTGTAATTGTAGTAACATTAGGATCACTTGAAATTGTTGCAAATGATCCAACTAATTGCGCTCCTGCACCAGAAGCAGTAAGTGTTGTTCCGACTCCAATTACCAAATCACGATTCATTTCATAATATCCAAGGATATCTGATGAATCGGAAGGATTAAAATAATATGCTGCACCAGAACTAAATCCTTGCGGGCCTTGAATTCCAGTTGCGCCCGTTGCTCCGTTACTTCCAGCAACGCCAGTTGCACCTGTAGAACCTTGTCCTCCAGCAATGCCAGTCGCGCCGACTTCTCCTTGGATGCCAGTAGCACCAGTTGCGCCATCCAAACCATTCAATCCCGTTGCCCCAGTAGCTCCAGTAGCTCCGTCTGTTCCAGTTACGCCTGTGGCTCCTGTAGAACCATCTAATCCAGTAGCACCAGTGTCACCTGTGGCTCCAGTGGCTCCTCTAACCCCAGTCAAGCCTGTAGCTCCCGTTGCGCCCGTGGCTCCGAGATCACCCGTTGCTCCAGTCGCTCCAACGTCTCCTTGGATGCCAGTTGCGCCAGTCGCTCCGACATCCCCTTGAATCCCAGTTGCGCCAGTGGAACCCGTGGCTCCGTCATTTCCAGCAACCCCCGTGGAACCCGTGGCTCCCGTGGCCCCAGTGCTACCATCCAAACCCGTGCTTCCCGTGGCTCCAGTCGAACCAGTAGCTCCATCTACTCCAGAAATTCCAGTGCTTCCAGTTGCGCCTGTGCTGCCATCAATTCCAGCTACCCCAGTAGCCCCTGTTGCGCCTGTTGATCCATTGCTACCACTCAATCCAGTAGCCCCTGTCGAACCAGTAGAACCATTGATTCCACTCAATCCTGTAGCTCCTGTCGCGCCAGTCACGCCCGTGCTTCCAGTCGCGCCCGTGCTTCCAGTCGGGCCTCCAGATGGGCCTGTGGCCCCAGTAGCCCCAATCGCTGCGCTAGATTGACTTCCTGTGAAGTCAAGCGTACCAGTAAATGGGTTA